ATGAGATTAACTGTAATAGACCTTGACCACTCAACTACCTCGTTATTCTTGGCGTTGATCTTCTGGTTGATGTTTAAGGTTTTGTATTCCATGATTGTTTTAAAGATTAATCAACCATCCAATAAAAGCCGCTATCCCTACGTATATAGGAAGGGATATTACAAGTGCTATCACCATAGCTTTACACAATCTTTGGCGGTGCTTAGAATCCATTTCCATTTCATCTAAGTGTACTACGTCTTTAGTGTCCTTGGTCATGAGAGTAGTTTTAAAAGTTCTAACTTCTCTTTCACCGCAATTCCAATCTTTTTTACTAACAAGTCCTGATCTTCCGGAATAGCCTTTATAAGCATGTGAGTCATTCGGTGCTTCTCGTCCTTCATCCTGGGATCAAAGGTTACAAAGTGGCAAAGCGTTCTATCAGTGAACAGCATGTTGGCCTGACATTGCCAGTAGTATTCCCGCTTCAATCTTTTCAAGTCCCATTGATCCGTTAACATTAGATAGTCTAATTGAGTCGCCGAGTCATACGGGCATTTAACCTCTAGAATCGCGTCATCATTAATAAACCCATCAGGACTACCGCCGGCGTGGTCAGTGAACGGAAAGAAGCCCACACGCTCGTGCATGTATCCTGTACGCTTTACGAACTCTTCAATGGCGTTAGGTTCTTGTTCTGTGCCCCACACGAGGGGGAATGCGTATCCTTGTTGCTTAGCTTGCCCCGTCATTACTTCCGCTACTTTCTCGCTGACATAGGTCAATGCTGTTTCTGAAAGTTTACCAGCTTCCTTATCGGCGTTGGTCTTTGGCTCAACCGTCAGCTTCCAGATTTCAGAAGCGGTGAACCTTCCGACGCGGATATTATCCCACTCAGGCGTGCCTTGCTCAATCCATTGGAAGGCTTTCTTTTCATCGATGATGTCATCCAGAAAACTCATACTTCCTTCGGGGTTAGGTCAACCAACATCTTACGCGCTTCGCCGATAGCCTTCAAGTAAACACGGGTCGTCTTTTCTCCCTTCCAGTTGTCAGGATGAATGCGGGATAGTTTGGAATCTATCTGGATCAACTTGTTGTAGAGTTTCATAAACTGTGCATGCAGCACGTCCATGTCAATCTCAGGAGTTACCCCATCAACGTCTGAATCGGTTGTCGTTAATCCCAGGGCGCCGATCAACGTGTATCTCTTCAAGTATTCAATCGCTGAACCTCTGGCCTGTATGGCTTGCTTGCCCCCCGAATTGTCAGGATTAGCGGTCATCGTGGTTTGCTCGGTGTGTCCTTCGGAATGGGTCACTAAGCAGGTCACTTTGATTTCTTTTTCAGTGTCTTGTATCTCCCATCGGTAAGTCAATTCGCACTTCTGACAAGTATCTTTGATCTGCCGCGCAATGTCTGATAAGGGGGCGTAGTTGTATTCTGTCTTACCGGAATTGGTAGTAAACGAAACTTTCTTGGACTTTCGTAGTTCAGGTACCTCAGCCTGAAATTTACCAATAGCGGCAAAGAATGCTTTACGTGCCTGGTCTGCCTGGAATTGACGGTTCATCTCCATCAACTTCCCTAGCTTCTCCACGTCCAAATCTTTCGTAATCGCCAGCTCAATCAAGTGAGCTGGCGTAGTGGCGGTTGGTGGCTCCTGCTTTATTAAAGTGTTTTCCATTGTGGTGTATATGTTAGGTTTCCCCGGAATAGTTTAGCCATCCGGTAGGCTGTTTTAAAGTTTCGTGATGCATGGACCAGTTGCCCACCACTTTTAACCTTCCACATTAGAATATAGAGGTTAGACGCCCTTCTTCAAACTCTATGTCATTAATAGCCTCCCGGATACGGTCTGCCCACAATTTCAGATCAGAAAGCGTAGCCTCAGCATTGGCTTTCTTTGCCCGTTCGTATGCGATGGATACCGCAAATTGAAGGCTTAACAGTTCAGCTTTGGGATAATCAGATAGACACATATTAATCGCGGTTAATGGTTCTTAAATCACTTTCATAAACTATCTTGGAAGTAAGATCCAAGCAGTAAGCAGGAAGCCCGTAATGGACTCTTTTCTGTAACACGGTAGCGCATTCCCAACCATCCAGGGTCCGGTACAATACGGTATCGCCTACCTTGAATTTAAATTGTACCATTAAAGACTTCATTGCTTCCATCTCTCTTTTAAGTTCTTCCCGTAATTCAATACTGCTTTTTGTCATCGTTCTGTTAGGTTAGTGCCGAATTGATGGATCAAAGTAACATCTAATTTTATTACCTGTCAAGAAATTATTTAAATATTTTAAAAATATTTTTACTACTCACTTTATTATCTATATTTGAGGCATGGGACGAAAACGAATATACAACCCTGAAACGTTGGAGGTAGGTGAATCCCTTCAATTAAAGCGCAATGTGCGGGAGTTTGCGGATCAGTATGCCTCCCGATTCAGGAAGGATTATCCAGGAAGAGGATTTAAAGTAGAGCGGGACGGCAATCGGGTTTTAATAAAAAGAATAGCATGATCACCAGACCAGGAATACGGCACCGGAATTTAGTAAAGCATCACCATGATGCTGAAATGCGTACTATTAACACCATATTGAAGAACGAATTACGCGAACGCTGGGAAGAAAACCGGGAGTTGAAAAACCTGTGTGCCTTTATTGGACAAAGATTTGCTTAAATTGAAAGACCTTGACAGCGCTGAAACTGTAGCCGCCGTTAAGGCATACAAAGCGAAACGTTTTAACTAATCATTATGAAGATCTTATTTGCCCTATTCCTAACCGCTATTGCATTCACCGCAATAGCCCAGGACATTAAACTGAGACTACCCTCAGGTAACCAGGCCACAGTCACAGCCAAGCAATACACGATAGAGGCCCAAACCTCAGAAGACAATGTAAACCAGGTATACCAAGAGGTACGCCGGATCCTGAAATTAGCCAAACCGAAAGGTTTCAGAATCTACGATATATACATTGTAACCCCCCAGGGTACATATTACGCCAATTACTCCATGCAAAAGAAAATCAGCAGGATGTGATCTTACTTAATTTCCCACGGAGACAACAAGCGGACAATATGAGTGCAGGAAGACCCCCTTTATACGAAACACCTGACGAACTACAAGATAAGATAGATCTATACTTTCAGGAAGGCATAGAGACAAAGACTGTAGTCATAGGCCCCCCAAACAACCGATCAACAATAGAAATAGAAGTTCCAACGATTACCGGTCTATGCTATTTCTTAGGCTTTGAAAGCAGACAGTCATTTTATGCCTACGAGAAAAAGCCAGAATTTAGTTACACTATTAAAAAGGCTCGTCTTTTCATCGAAAAACACTATGAAGAGATGCTTCAAACAGGGAATACTACCGGGGCTATATTCGCTCTAAAGAACTTTGATTGGTCAGACAAACAGGAAATAGATCAGAAAACAACCTTTGAGGATAAGCGCCTGGATCTTTCAAAACTAACGGATGAAGAACTACGAACACTTGCTGAAATCCAACGTAAGAGCGGAACTAGCGAGGCGGAAGTTTAGGGACTTCATCACCTACACCAAGCCTGACTATCAATTTAACTGGCATCACATAAAGCTATGTGATAAACTAGAGCAGTTCGCAAAAGGCATTATACGAAAGTTAATGGTATGGATGCCACCGCAACACGGCAAAAGCCAGCTTTGTACCCGTCACTTCCCGGCTTTCCTACTTGGCATTCGACCCAAAACAAAGATTGCGGTATGTTCTTACTCGGCCACCTTGGCTCAATCCTTCAACCGGGACATACAACGGATCATCGACGACATACCTTACCATGATGTCTTCCCAGATACGGTATTAAGTGAATCCAACGTAACCACGGATGCGCACGGAAGTTACCTCCGGAATGCAGACATATTCGAAACGGTAGGGCATAGGGGTTTTGTTAAGACTGTAGGGGTAGGCGGATCTCTCACAGGAACTCCAATAGACGTGGGAATTATTGACGACCCATTCAAAGATCGAGAGGAAGCAATGTCCATCCGGATTCGGGACAAAGTCTATTCTTGGTTTACTGACGTATTCAGGACCAGGTTGCACAATGATTCACAGGAGCTTATTATCATGACCCGATGGGACGAGGATGACCTGTGTGGTAGGATTCTTAAAACAGAATCAGACTGGGAAGTGGTTGTTTTCCAGGCCATCAAGGAACGTGATATACCTGGCGATCCCCGGGAAATAGGGCAGGCTCTTTGGCCTGAAAGACACAGTGTAGAGCGATTAAACGCAATACGAGACACATCCCCATTTACCTTTTCATCCCTGTATCAGCAGGAGCCTAAGCCATCCACCGAGGCACTGGTATTCCCAGAGTGGTCCGAATATGAGGAAGAGCCAGATTTCCAGCCTTTGTATGGCCTTGACTTCGGGTTTTCAAACGACCCTAGCGCCTTACTTCAAGTTAAGATCCATAAGGATAGTATGTACTGGCGGGAGATGCTTTACACCAAAGGGCTTACCGTACCTGAGTTGGACCAGGCTATGCAATTCAAGATACCCAAGTATTCCCGTATTAGTGCTGATGCTGCTGATCCGAGGACTATTGCAGACTTGAAGAATAAAGGGTGGTCCAATATAACCCCCTCATTAAAGGGCCCGGATTCGGTTATAAACGGGATTAACTGGATCAAGGGATTTAAGCTGTTTGTACACAAAGACAGCCACAATCTAAAGAATGAACTCTTGAATTATCAATGGTTGATGTATGGAGGTAAGCCTACCAATATTCCTATTGACAGTCATAACCACTTAATCGATGGCGGTAGGTATACGAAATCGATCCACAGAACATCTGTAGGACTCCATGTATCATTCCATAAGCAAATATAATTCTGACTAAAGATTTAGTTAATAAGAAAATCAAGGATCGGTATTTTAAGAAACGAAATAATATTCTGTATGAAGTTCAAACTAAACGGAAAGCCCCTCAATATTCCTACTTCCTGGGATGAGGTTACTTATGGCCAGTACCTACAAATGATCAAACTGGAAAAGGATGATCCTGCGGCGGTGATTGGAATACTCACGGGGATAGAACCCGATGTTGTTCGAAAGGCTCAGGTTGTTGGATTAGAACAGATATTAATTGCGGTTCGATTACTCAGGACGGAAAGCCCGGACTTCTCCGATAAGGTAACTAAGGTCGGTAAGTACGTTATCCCGGTGAACGGCAACGGGGAGTTTAATATCAAGTTCGAAAGCCTCGAGCAGTTTGAAGATATGCGGTCGGTCATACTGAAGACGGCCAATAACCCTAAGTCGATAATAGAATCCTATGGGGAATACGTCGCGATATACCTGCAGAAGTTCAGGGATGGGGTTTATGATGCGGTTAAAGCTGAGGCGATGATTGAAGCAGAA